CTTCTACAAGCACTTATATAACTCCGGAGTCTTATTACCCGAGTGGATAATTATGGCATTTGCAAGAGGAAAATACGCTAAAGCGATCTCAGATAGAAGTGGAATGGAATTTCCCTATAATGAAATGATTAGGGAATGGAATGGTTCTTTTGTTCACAAATCTGAATATGAACCAAGACATCCGCAAGATGAGAAAAAACATTATAGTACAGAAGGACATGGTTTAAGGAATGCAAGACCAGGAAGAACTGAAGAGACAGTTGTTGGAATACTAGGACCAAATCCTTTTGAAACTATTTCAGCAGGATCCGGTATTATAAATGTTTTTGAAAAAAGTCATGGAAGATCAACAAGCGACACTGTTAGATTTAGAGGTCCAGTATGGACAAGTTCAGATTCAGATGCTTATCAAAATCCTTTGACTTTTGATGGAATCAGTGGATCGAATATTGCAAAATCTGCTGGCTACTCGATCACCGTTGGTACGCGAGATTCAAGTGGCGATATTACAAATACCAATGACTACTATCACTTTACTGTAGATACAAATACTGCTACAGCTGGAGGATTATCAGGAGGAGGCAATAATTGTTCGGCTGGTCCGGCAACATTGAGCGCATAATATGGCAGGATTTACATACTCAACACTTACAACAGCAATTCAGAATTACACGGAAGTAGGAACAGGTGTCCTATCAAGTACGATTACCGATCAATTTATTGATAACTCTGAGCTTAGAATACAGAGAGAAATTCCTATTGATGCTGATCGAAAGGAAATGATTGGCAATTTAACAGCTTCGAAAGATAATGTTTATGCTCCTGCTGGAACCTTATTTATTAGAGGTCTTCAAGTTTATACTTCAACATCGGTTGCGACAGGAGCGAATAGCTTTCTTCTTAAGAAAGATATTAGTTATCTGAGAGAATATGATGCCGCTGAAACGACAACAGGCACACCAAAATACTACGCTACGTCAGGCGGAGCTGAAGGAACAGGCGCAACGTCTTCAGGACGAATTACTATTGTGCCAACACCAAGCTCGGCTTTTATGTACAAAATTCATTACAACGCTAGACCGATAGGATTAAGTTCGGCAAATACGACAACTTATTTAAGTCTTAACTTTGGCAATGGATTATTGTATGCATGTCTCGTAGAAGCCTTTAGCTATTTAAAAGGTCCACAAGATATGTTACAACTTTATGAACAAAAGTATCAAACTGAAGCACAGAAGTTTGGAGGAGAACAAATAGGTCGACGAAGAAGGGACGACTATACGGATGGAGAACCTCGTATACCCGTTCAGTCTCCGGCACCGTAAGGAATTAAAATATGGCAACACTAACAGTAACAGTCAAGGAAGCAATTACACTCAATAACATCGATTATGGATCGGAAAGAGCTTTGGATATTTCCAGTGTTAATGAAGTTGTAAAGAGAGTTGTAACTGCAAGTACAACAGAATGTGGATTAATAGGATTTTTATCAGCACTTAGTAGTGTTGGGGTAACTGCTAACAAAGTGGGTTATGTTGCAGGAATGTTTGATGATGGCGATGTTAGATATATTAGAATTACAAATTTAGATTCATCCAATCATATTGTGTTAACGTTTAGAGATGAAGACAACACAGAATTTAAAATGAAGGTTGACGCGGGTCACTCGTTTATTTATCCAGGTGATAATAGCGGTGGCGTAGTGGACACGATGAAAGCAGCGGGATCCGCTTTAGCTTCAGGCCTTTCAGACTTAGTCGACATTACCGTGGATGCAGATACTGCAGCATGTGATGTAGAGGTATTTGTAGGAAGCGCGTAGGATAAATTATGGCATCAAGTTATACAGGACTAGGTACAGAGTTGATGACAACCGGCGAGAATGCCGGTACATGGGGATCAACTACCAATACCAATTTACAAATTCTAGAACAAATGATTGGTGGTTATGTTGAGCAAGCTATCTCATCAACAACTACTACATTATCCGTTTCAGATGGATCAACGGGTGCAACTCTTTCCCATAGAATTATAAAATTTACAGGAACCTTGAGTGGAAATTCTACGGTTACAATTCCGTTAGATGTTCAGCAAATGTACATTCTTATGAATGGTACATCGGGTACTTACACTCTTACCTTTAAGTATGTTTCTGGATCAGGAAGCACAGTAGCTTTTGGAACGACAGACAAAGGAACTAAAATTGTTTATGCAACTGCTGATGATAGTACCGATCCAAATATGGTTGATACAGGCATATCAACGAATACGCTTACAGGAGTTACGGGTGATATTACAATAGATTCACCGGATGACATTGTAATTGATGCTGCTGGTGGAAATATAGAATTTAAAGATGCAGGTACGACTCAACTTACTTTGGATATGGATACTACTGCAAGTGTTCAGATTATTAAATTAGGGGTTAATTCAGATGATTTAGTATTCCAACAATATGATGGCAATGAAGTTGTTCGTATCGCTGATGATAGACGATTATATTTTTACGACAAAGGTGGAGAATACATTTATGGAGATGGAACAGATTTACATATCGTCTCAGGTGCAGACGTTAATCTATCTGCTAACATTGGTTTAACTTTTGGTGATGACGGCGAAAAAATTGAAGGCGACGGAACAGATTTAACTATCACAGGAAATACGATTAATTTAACAGCTACTACTGATGTAGCACTTGCCGCAAATACTGGGCTTTTAATGGCCGGTACAGAAAAACTTGAGTCCGATGGAACTGATTTATCAATTACTGTTGGCGCTGGTGGTGACATAAACATCGGCACTGACATTGGACTAACGTTCGGTAATGATGGTGAAAAAATTGAAGGCGACGGAACAGATTTAACTATCACAGGAAATACTATTAACTTAACAGCTACTACTGATGTAGCACTTGCTGTAAATACTGGGCTTTTATTAGCAGGGACAGAAAAAATTGAATCCGATGGAACCGATTTATCAATTACCGTTGGTGCTGGTGGTGACATAAACATTGGTACTGATATTGGTTTAACGTTCGGTAATGATGGTGAAAAAATTGAAGGCGATGGTACAGATTTAACTATTTCTTCTTCTGCACTTGCAAATATTGATGCTGGTACAGATATTGTTCTCGATGCCGATGGCGGGGATATTTTCTTTAAAGACGGTGGAACTACTTTTGGTAGTGCAACCAATACTTCAGGAAATTTAATTATCAAATCAGGAACAACAACTGCTGCAACTTTTAGTGGGGCAAATGTTACACTTGCAGGCACAGTTGGATCTGGAGCTGTTACATCTACTGGCACAGTTCAAGGAACAACAATTACAGCAACAACAGCTTTCGTGCCTGATGCTTCTGATGGAGCAGCGTTGGGAACATCAGCATTAGAATTTTCAGATTTATTTTTAGCAGATGAAGCAGTTATTAATTTTGGTGATGATCAAGAAGTAACACTTACTCATGTTCAAGATGCGGGGCTTTTATTAAATTCAAGTAATTATTTAACATTTAGAGATAGTGCATTAAAAATTTCATCAAGTACAGATGGACAATTAGACATTGATGCTGATACCGAAGTAGAGATTACAGCAACAACCGTTGATCTTAATGGTATTCTTGATGTTAGTGGTGTTATAGTTGCTGGGGGACAAATCTCTGCAGCAGATGGAACAGCAGGAGCTCCTTCTATTAGTAATACAGGAGATCTCAATACAGGACTTTATTTTAGTGCCGCAGATAAACTAGCATTTTCATCAGGTGGAACAGCACAAGTTACTTTTCAAGATGGTGCAATTGTACCAGTTACAGATGATGATATAGATTTAGGTACAGCTAGTCTTCAATTTAAAGACGTATACGTAGATGGAACTTTAGAAGCTGACGCAATTACTATAGGCGGTTCTGCTATCGTTAGCAGTCCGATAACAGCATTAAACAATGCCACTCAAAGTGAACTTGTTACCGTAGGCTCTACAACAACCGAACTCGATGCAGAAGCGAATTTAACTTTCACAGGTTCTGCATTAACTTGCATTGGAACAGTAACCGTTGGTGTCGATAATACAGGACATGATGTTAAATATTTTGGTGCAACATCTGGCAGTTATTGGCAATGGGATGAATCAGCAGATGGTGTTGTTCAAATTGGAACATTAACCGTTGGTGTCGATGACGCAGGACATGATGTAAAGTTTTTTGGAGATGCAGCAAGTGCTTTTATGTTATGGGACGCATCAACAGATGATTTAGTTTTAGGAGGTGCAGCAAAATTATATTTATACGATGCAGCTGGTGGTGAACATATTT